ATTACTGGTAATGCTGGAACAATTCTTGAAAAGCATCTTGGTGTATCAAAAGCAAAAGATTCTGAGTTCTCTGCTGGATCTCCTGCTTATTGGAGAAGATATCTTGCAAAATCATCGGCATTCATATATGGTGGTTCTGAACCAAGTAATACTGTAGCAACTGGTTATTCATCTGGTTTTACTTTAGTAACAAATGGTGATTGGGATGGTCTAGTTGAAGGTGTATTATTTGATTCTATCGGAACGTACAATTCTAAACTAATAGGTGGTAAAGATTACGGCGGTAATGTTTCAACTTCTGGTACTGGTTCTTTGAGTGCAGGTCTTTCTGCTCTGTCTACTGGTTATGGTCTTTTAGGCAATTCCAACGAATATAGTTGTGATTTCTTGATTATGCCAACAGGCAATTTAGAAAAATCTGAAGCTCAAGCACTTGCCAATAAGTTAATTTCTGTTGCGGAATTGAGAAAGGATGCTATAGCATTCATCTCACCATATAGACAGGCATTCATTACTGACACGTCTGTCGGATCTGTAACTATTGCAGACAATGAAACATCTACAAATAATGTAATTAGTTTCTATGCACCTATAACATCATCATCTTATGCAGTATTTGATTCTGGATACAAGTACATGTATGACAGATTCAATAATACATTCAGATATGTTCCTCTTGCTGCAGATATTGCAGGTACATGTGCTCGTAATGACATCAACCAATTTCCTTGGTTCTCACCTGCAGGTACCGTAAGAGGTACTATTTTGAATGCGGTTAAGCTTGCATATAACCCAAGTAAACTTGAAAGAGATAGACTTTATGGTAACAGAATCAACCCAGTAATTTTCTCACAAGGTTCTGGTATTGTTCTATTTGGTGATAAGACAGGTTTAGCAAAAACATCTGCATTTGATCGTATTAACGTTCGCAGATTATTCATCTACCTTGAAGATGCAATTTCATCTGCTGCAAAGGCACAACTATTTGAATTTAACGATGAGATTACAAGAACAAACTTTGTAAATATTGTTGAACCATTCTTGCGTGATGTTCAATCTAAGAGAGGTATTTTCGATTTTGTTGTTGTTTGCGATGAAACAAATAACACTGCTGCAGTTATCGATAACAATGAATTTGTCGCCGAAATCTTCGTAAAACCAGCAAGATCGATCAATTTCATCGGTCTAACCTTCGTTGCCACCAGATCTGGTGTTGCATTTGAAGAAGTGGTTGGTAACGTTTGATTCATTTATTTTAATAATTTACTAACGAGGTTTAAAAACAATGTCAAGTCGTCAACAAAGGAACACAATCCCAGTCAGAAAGATTACTGACTTTAAGGGCAAGCTGGCTGGTGGTGGTGCAAGACCCAATCTATTTGAAGTTGAATTATCATTTCCAGATGCAGCAGAGATTAATCCAGAAGTTATTAACAATGCAAGATTTTTGGTAAAGGCAGCTGCAATGCCAGCATCAAACATCACTCCAATTGATGTACCTTTCAGAGGTAGAATTCTGAAAGTAGCAGGAGATAGAACATTCGATACCTGGACTATTACAGTTATTAACGATACCGACTTTGGTATTCGTTCTGCTTTTGAAAAGTGGATGAATGTTATTAATAAAATGGATAATGCTACCGGTCTAACTGACCCAGCAGAATACCATAAAGATGCTAAGGTTCATCAATTGGATCGTGATGGTACTGTTCTCAGATCTTATAAGTTCTGGGATATCTTCCCAACTAATGTTTCGGCAATCGACGTAAGTTATGAGACTGGTGATACGATTGAAGAATTTACAGTAGAACTTCAAGTTCACTGGTGGGAAGCATACGTAGGACCATCAGCAAAATCGGGTGGAGAAAATATCACATAAATAGTAGGATAAAGATCAAATACGAATTATTATGGCCAAACTTTTTGGTTTTTCTATTGACGATAAACAGAATAATCCACCTTCTATTGTCTCCCCNGTCCCCCCGAATAATGGGGATGGGGTTGACAATTATATTTCCAGTGGTTTTTATGGTTCTTATGTTGATATTGAAGGTGTTTATAGAAATGAAACAGATTTAATTAGAAGATATAGAGAGATGGCACTACATCCAGAAGTGGATGGNGCCATAGAAGATGTTGTTAATGAAGCAATAGTTAGTGATTTATATGATTCACCTGTTGAAATAGAATTGTCAAATGTAAATGCAAGTGATAAATTAAAAAAAACTATTAGAGAAGAATTTAAAACCATTAAAGAAATCATGGACTTTGATAGAAAGTGTCATGAAATTTTTAAAAATTGGTATGTAGATGGAAGATTATATTATCTAAAAGTAATTGACGTTAAGAATCCTCAAGAAGGAATTAAAGACCTGAGATATATTGATCCAATGAAGATCAAGTTCATCAGGCAGGAAAAGAAAAAGAATGGTAGAGATCCTGGAGCAGTTTACCTTGAGCAAAAAGGTGATGAAGATGGATATAGCAGTATTTCTCCAGAACTAGAAGAATATTTTATGTTCATGCCATCGGGTCAATCTGGCATGCCTGGATCAGGTAGACAAAAAAATTCAATTAAAATTGCAAAAGATAGTATTTCTTATTGCACTTCAGGTCTTGTAGATAGAAATAAAGGTTCTGTTTTATCATATCTCCATAAATCAATCAAGGCACTTAATCAACTTAGAATGATTGAGGATTCTTTGGTTATCTATAGATTATCAAGAGCACCTGAACGACGTATTTTTTATATTGATGTTGGCAATCTTCCAAAAGTTAAAGCAGAACAATATCTCCGTGATGTTATGATGAGATATCGTAATAAACTAGTATATGATGCAAATACTGGTGAAGTTCGTGATGACAGAAAATTTATGTCTATGATGGAAGATTTTTGGCTTCCTAGAAGAGAAGGTGGACGTGGTACTGAAATTACAACACTACCTGGTGGTCAGAACTTAGGAGAACTGGCCGATATTGAATATTTCCAAAAGAAATTATACAGAGCATTAGGTGTTCCAGAATCTAGAATTGCTTCAGATGGTGGTTTTAATCTTGGACGTTCTTCAGAAATTCTAAGAGATGAACTTAAATTTGCTAAATTTGTTGGTCGTCTGAGGAAAAGATTTTCCCAAATGTTTAACGACATTTTAAAGACTCAACTAATACTTAAGAATATTGTCACTCCAGAAGATTGGGAACAAATTAGTGACCATATTCAATATGATTTTCTTTATGATAATCAATTTGCTGAGCTCAAAGATTCCGAACTTCTGAACGAAAGATTAGGAACACTTGCAACTATAGAACCATATATTGGCAAGTATTATTCTACCGAATGGGTACGTAAAAAAGTTCTTCGTCAAACCGATGGAGAAATTGAAGAAATGGATGAACAGATTGAGAAAGAAATTAAGGATGGAACTATTCCAGATCCAAATTCAATTGATCCAATTACAGGTGAACCTCTTCCACAGGAAGGAGAACTGGGTGAAGTTCCTATAGAACCAGATTTAAATCAGCAAGGATCAATTACTGATGCAGAGTTGCAGAAAGATACTAAAACGGCAGAAATATAAATAAACTTACATAGCAATATGAACTTTTTATGGAAAAAATTGTCGATTTGGTGAGCACAGGTGCTCAAGCAAGTGAAATTAGTCAAAGTATTAAAGATGCATTATATGATAAAGCATCTAAAAATATTGAAAGTTTGAAAGCAAATATTGCTTCTCAAATGTTTGATTCCACCGAAGAAACTGAAGAGGAATCTGAATAATGGGTTATATCCGTCACGACGAAAATAATAACCCAGTCTCTCCTCAACCAGGAGTTACTACTGTCTCATATCTAGGGGGTACCACTGGTTGGTCAACTGTGACTTATGAAAACTTCAATACAAGTTATGTTCGTCATGATGAGAATAATAACCCAGTTGGAGTAGGAACATATCAACGTCATGATGAGAATAATAACCCAGTTGGGGTAGGAACATATCAACGTCATGATGAGAACAATAACCCAATAACAGGATAAAAATGAAACTTATTACAGAAGAAATTTCAAATGTAAAAATTCTTGCTGAGGGCAAGGGTTCAAATAAGAAGTTATACATTGAAGGTGTATTTCTTCAGGGCGATCTAAAAAATCGTAATGGAAGAATGTATCCTATGGAAACGCTTTCTAGAGAAGTAAATCGTTACTGTGAAACTTTTGTTAATAAAGGTCGTGCTCTTGGTGAACTTGGACATCCTGATGGTCCTACTGTAAATCTTGACCGGGTTTCTCATAAAATTACTTCACTCACTCAAGAAGGAACTAATTTTAAAGGTAAGGCACAAATCCTCAATACACCTATGGGCAAGATTGCATCATCACTTTTAGATGAGGGTGTTTGCCTTGGTGTTTCTTCTCGTGGTGTTGGATCATTGAGAGAAGATCGTAGTGGTGCCAAAGTTGTTGGTGAAGATTTTATGCTAGCAACTGCTGCAGATATCGTTGCTGATCCATCTGCACCTGATGCATTTGTTCAGGGAATTATGGAAGGTAAAGAGTGGGTTTGGGATGGAGGTATTCTTCGTGAGAGACTTGCAGAGCAAACTAAAAATAGAATTAACACCTTAGTTGATCAAAAAGCACTTGAAGAGCATAAGTTGAATTTATTCAACGAATTTTTGTCAAATCTTTAAATTATAAATAAATATAGATTAGTACAAAATCTAACTAATAAAATCAAATGTCCGTTGGTAGCAATTTACAAGAAATGGAAAACGTAGTAACCAAAGGGGCTAAGCCTGCAGATCCAATGCCTACAATGGCAGATCCTGGAACTCAATTAGGTTCTGTGGAGGATCTTGGAGGACCTACACCCGAAAACTATAAGTCCGATGACGATTCGGCAAAACTAAAAGAACCTTCCGCAACTCTTTCTCAAGTGAAAGATGTTGTTAACAAAGGTGCTAGTAAGGCAGATCCAATGCCAGCTGGTATGAAGGAAGAGGAAGAAGTTGAAGTTCAAACAGATCAAGAAATAGTTTCTGAAGAAGAAATTTCTGAAGAAGAAACTGTTGAAGAAGAAACTGTTGAATTAGTTGCTGAGTACGATGTTCAAGAAAACATTGATGCTCTGATTGCTGGTGAAGATCTTTCTGAGGAATTCCAAGAGAAAGCACGTACCATTTTTGAAGCTGCTATTAACTCAAAAGTTGCAGAAATCAAAGAACAGATTACTGCTAAATACGAAGAGCAGCTTGTTGAGCAAGTTGCTGAAATTAAAGTCGAATTGACCGAACGCATCGATTCATATCTTGAGTATGTTGCTCAAGAGTGGTTAGATGAAAATCAACTATCAGTTGAGCACGGTCTTAAGACTGAAATGACTGAATCATTCCTCACTGGAATGAAGAGTCTTTTTGAAGAACATTATGTAACAATCCCTGAAGATAGATATGATGTGCTGGAAAGCATGGTAGATAAATTAGATGAAATGGAGTCTAAACTCAACGAGCAGATCGACAGAAATGTTTCACTGAATCGTAGATTAGCAGAGTCAGTTGCAGATGTAATTTTTGCAGATGTCGCTGAGGGTCTTGCACTCTCACAAAAAGACAAACTCGCTACTTTTGCAGAAAATGTTGAGTTTGATGGTGAAGAGAACTATCGTGAGAAGTTAGTAACGTTGAGAGATTCTTATTTCCCAAACAATACTAATACTCAAAGAAACAATTCAGAGACTATCTCAGAATCAAGTGAAATCCCCGTACCAGAAGTATCTGGTTTAATGGAGACTTATATTCAAACTCTGAATAGAGTTTCTAAAAAGTGATTTTTTAAATTATAATCAAACTTACAAATTTTAAACAAAGGAAAATCAAATGCAAATGTTCAATGCTGAACAACTGCAGGAGAAGTGGGCACCACTCCTAGACCATCAAGGTCTTGGTGATATCAAAGATAATCACCGTAGAATGGTTACCGCAGTTCTCCTGGAGAATCAAGAAAAAGCACTTCAAGAAGAGCGTCAGTTCCTCTCTGAAGCACCTATCACCAACTCTGGCAATGCTGCCGGTGCATCTGGTGCTTTCGGTGGTGGTGCATCTGCACCTGTTGCAGGTTTCGACCCAGTTCTGATCTCTTTGATCAGACGTTCTATGCCTAACCTGGTCGCATATGACCTCGCAGGTGTTCAACCAATGAACGGTCCTACTGGACTCATCTTCGCAATGCGTTCACGTTATCAGGACCAAACTGGTGCTGAGGCATTCTTCAACGAAGCAGACACCAGATTCTCTGGTCAGAATGCTGCTAATGGTCTTACAGCAACCGGTATTGGTGCAACTACCGCACAAACTGGTGATAACCCTGCCGTTCTTAATGACAGTGGCACCTACAACGTAAACACCGGTATGCATACTGGTGACTCTGAGAACCTTGGTGGTGACTCGGGTGCGTTCAACGAAATGGCATTCTCGATCGAGAAGGTCACCGTTACTGCACGTTCAAGAGCTCTGAAAGCAGAGTACAGCCTTGAGCTTGCACAGGATCTGAAGGCAATTCACGGTCTTAATGCTGAAGCAGAACTTGCCAACATCCTCTCTACTGAAATCCTTGCGGAAATCAACAGAGAAGTCATCAGAACCATCTATAGTACTGCTGAAGCAGGTGCTCAACAGAACGTTGCTAATGCTGGTACTTTCGATCTCGACGTTGACTCCAACGGTCGTTGGTCTGTTGAGAAGTTCAAGGGTCTGATTTTCCAGATCGAACGTGATGCCAATGCAATCGCACAAAGAACTCGTAGAGGGAAGGGCAACATCATTCTGTGTTCCGCAGACGTTGCTTCCGCACTGACCATGGCTGGTGTACTTGATTACACCCCTGCACTCAATGCTAACCTTAATGTTGATGAAACTGGTAACACCTTTGCTGGTGTTCTTCAGGGTAAGTACAGAGTCTACATCGACCCATATTCGGCAAACGTTGGTGCCGCAGGTGGTGGTGCTCAGTATTACGTTGTCGGTTATAAGGGTTCTTCACCTTATGACGCAGGTCTGTTCTACTGCCCTTACGTTCCTCTTCAGATGGTTCGTGCAGTTGGCGAGAACAACTTCCAGCCCAAGATCGGCTTCAAGACCCGTTATGGCATTGTTGCTAACCCATTTGCCAATGACGGTGCTCTTGCAGACGGAACTGCTGCTGGTACCAGTGCTCTCACTGCTAACCAAAACCGCTACTACAGAAGAGTTAGAGTTACTAACCTTATGTGATATTGGTTCACATCTCCTAATTAGAGATAAATTAGGAGATAATTATAGAGACCCTACGGGGTCTCTTTTTTTGTTCTAAATAGAAATAAAAATGTCCTTTGATAATCAAATTGCCAATAGAAATTTTTTATCACCCTCTGGGTTTAAATTTGTTCTATCAAAGCACCCTAAAGTTTCATTTTTTTCAAATTCAGCGTCAGTACCAGACATCTCTTTAGGAACTGCTGTTCAACCTTCATATCTAAAGGATATCGATGTTCCTGGAGATAAATTGATATACGGTGATTTTATTTTAAGATTTTTAATTGACGAAAATCTAGAAAATTATATGGCAATACATAATTGGTTAACTGGTTTAGGATCACCAGAATCTGCCAATCAATTTAAAACTTTAGAAACTGATAGTAATAGTGTCGTAGATCCTAAAGAACTTTATAGTGAAGGTTCTCTTCATATTTTAAATAGTAATTTCAATAGGGTTGCTGTAGTTTCTTTTAAAGATTTATTTCCAACATATTTAAGTGCTTTAGATTTTGATTCAACCGAAAGTGATGTACAATACTTTACAGCAGAGGTCATTTTCAAGTATACTATCTATGATATAAAAATTACATAATACATTATGAACCTTGAAAAAATTCAAGAGATGTGGGAAAAAGATTCTCAAATCGACCCTGATAATTTACATGATGAATCATTAAAAATTCCACAACTTCATTCAAAATATTATACTTTATACAATACTATCACTCTTTTGAGAGAGAAGGCAAGAGCAACTTACAACCGTATAAGATTAGAAAGATACAACTACTACTCAGGAAAGGCAACAGCAGAGGTTTATGCCGAAGAACCATTTCCCTATAAAGTTAGAGATAAAGAAGCATTACAGAGGTATATGGATGCTGATGAGAAGTTAAATACTGCAGATCTCAAGATTCGTTATTACGATGTGATGCTTAAGTTCTTAGAAGAAATTATTAAGACAGTTTCAAATAGAACTTTCCAAATTAAAAACTCAATAGATTGGCACAAATTCCAAGCAGGATTCAACTAATGTATGAAGAAGGAAACTATTATAATATTGAACTAAACATTCATGGTATTCGTCTTATTCATGAAGGTCTTAGACAAGCAGTTCAAAAATGGTCTGGAGGAGAACCACAAGAACAAATTAACTTAATTGCAATGAGAGATAATTTCTATAGACTTATTTTAGAACATCAGTTTGAAAATATGAACTAAATATTCATAGGTGAACCTATGAGTTATGTCTCATTTGATTATATCAAAAAAGAATGAAGTATATTTACAGGTTAAAGCAGAACCTCATGTATACTACGAATTATCAGACCAGTTTACCTTTGAGGTTCCTGGTGCAAAATTTATGCCTCAGTATCGTAGCAAATATTGGGATGGAAAAATTCGATTATTTAATACGCAGAATGGTGAAATATACGTAGGTCTGTTAGATAAAATTATAAGTTTTTGTGAGTCTCATAAGTACAGTTATGAGTTTGTAGAAAATAAGTTCTATGGTTTACCTTTTGAGTTTAATGATCTAATCTCAAAGGAAGGTGTGAAAGATTATGTAAATGCTGTCTGTAAATACGTCCCTAGAGATTATCAGGTCGAAGGGGTATACGATGCCTTAAGACATAATAGAAGACTGTTGATAAGCCCAACTGCCTCTGGAAAGTCTCTGATGATATACTCGATTGTGAGATATCACGTTGAGAAACAACGAAATATTCTGATAGTTGTTCCGACGACTTCGCTAGTAGAGCAGATGTATAAAGACTTTGCAGACTATGGTTGGGATGTAGGTTCATATTGCCACAAGATCTATGCAGGCAGAGAAAGGGAAACAGATTCTCAAGTTATTATTACTACCTGGCAGTCTATTTACAAACTCCCTCGCAAATATTTTAATAGATTTGATGTGGTTGTTGGAGATGAAGCACATCAGTTTAAAAGCAAGTCTCTAATATCTATAATGACAAAACTTGCAGATGCAAAATTTCGTTATGGTTTTACGGGAACACTTGATGGCACTCAAACCCATAAGTGGGTACTAGAGGGTCTATTCGGTCCATCATATAAAATTATTAGGACTGAAGAGTTAATGCAAAAAGGTCATATTGCCCAATTAGATATTAACGTACTTATAT